TTATAACACCCAAATAAAATAAACGGATGAGATTTTTAACTGTTGATCTTCTAATGATAAAGCTCGAAGGTCATTAATGGAATGTTTTCTTTGGAGCGGGGAGGTAAATAGAAATGGCTAGTGTCCAGGAGGAGTTCAGTGGAAGGCATCAGTTTTACCAGAGCAGATGTCAAACTATATTTGAAATGTATCTTTCGTTTACATTCGATAAGTTAGAAAAATATGTACAAAATCAAGATAAAACAAACCGCCTCTAATCTAAGCTTGTGGTACGGGAGATCTTAGCGAAAGAGCTAAAATGAAATGAATTATTAGGAGCGAGCATCATGTGTGTGGGACTTCCGCCGTCGCCTGAAGAGTTAGAGAAGATGGCACGTGCAAATCGCAAATACGATGAAATTTTCAGAGCAGAACATCCATTTCTGTCGCTTTTTAATAATCTTCTCTATGTTTTATTTGTGGGTGGCTTTTTTTCTTCTCTGGCTATGCTTTATGGTTTACTGGTTGTTCTTTTGCCCGTAAGGATGAACATTTATTTTTTACTTGTTTATAGCGTTCAGCTACAGCCGAACTTTGCTTAAACCTATCAACAATTGGCTCACTCATCCATTCCGTGACGCCAGCGCCTTTTAATGATTCGAGATGATGCGAAATAGATGTGATAGGCAATCTCCTTCCAACTGTTTTTCAACCTTTTATGTAAGTGTTTTTAACTCTTAGCTTTAAAAACGAAAATGGCTGAAAAATCCAACAAATAAGGGCTTTTTTGTTTTACTTAGGAGGATTGATTTTTTTGCAGATATGCAGGAAAGGAGAAAGAGTTTTGTGGTGGCCCGAGCCAGAACTGAATGGTATTGATACTCAAGGTATTTAAAAGTAAAGTTTATTTTGCCCCCGACTTTGACCCCGAGCTGAAAAAAAAATAAAGGAGTTTTTTATGTCTCCTTTATCTGTGTCAATCCTAAAAAAACATTTAAAGAAAAATAAACGGACGGCCCCAAAGTTTTATTGGGGCTTTTGTCTACCGGTGATTCTCTGCGCAGAATTTAACTGATCTTGCAAGTCTTTCCGCAAGCTCTTGAGTTTCGATTCTGCCTCGGAGACATCTATTAAGCCCTCGATTGGCGTTAGCTCCGGACATTCTCTCAATGTTTGCGAGTTGCTGGCGCATCCGGTCAAGCTCAGTACGGCGAGCAGACTCATCAATGCGTAGTTGAGCCAGAGCAATTGCATCGCTTTTTTGCTTGGCTTTGAACTCTTGAACAACGCTCTGGAGCGTTGCGATTTGAGAACGGGCATTCTTCAGTTCCTCGGTTTCTTTTGCTTGATAGTAGCCAGCAGAATAAGCTGTAACGAGCGAAACAATACCGCCGGCTACAACCATAAATATTTTTAATTTCGTGAGCATGGACAGGCTTTTTCTTCAGTGAAATATTTTCTGTCTGCAAATTCTCCCTTCTTTCCAATATTGAAACTATCAATCGGACGGTGGTAACCCATAACACGAGTCCAGACTTCGCATTTAGTTCTTTCTGAATTTTTAATATCGTAAGTTTGTAAGTCTTTATCCATTTTATTTATCTCCTTGGAAATTCTCATTGAAGTGCTTTTCGGCAATACTCAATAATTCCTCTTGCCTCAAGAAGTAACTTTCTACTCTCTGATTCCAATCGGAAACATTGAATTGCGATTCGAGATTCGGAGGTTTTGGCTCGTTTTTCAAGACTATTGACTCGTTGGCGCAACCGCTCAGAGTCAGAACGAGCAATAGACTCAGACTTACGAAGATCAGCCATGGCAATATTCCAGTCTTTTTGTCTTGTTTCGTACTCTTGTATTGTTTGTGTAAGTTGCGATACTTGCGAGCGAGCATTTTTTAACTCTTCCGAATTTTTACCTTGATTCAAACCCAAAAAATAAGCGCAGAGAACTAATAAAATTCCTGCGCTTGCTTTAACTAAAGATAAGATATTCACATTAAGGCAACCTCCGCTTTTCTTCTATTCATTAAGCCGTTAACAACTTCATACATAATGCGCCTGTGCTCGTCTCTCAGAATATTTCCATTCTTATCTTTCATTTTTTGTTTTGCGAAAGATAAAAATCCTTTTTTTGCTTCTTCAATCTTTCCGGCATTAAGCAGTTCTAATGTTTTAGATTTTGCAACCGCACCAACACCGACATTAAAAGCCAAATCCAGTAAAGCTATGTATTGACCCTCTGTTAACTTGCAAGTTACGTATTTAGATAACGCCTCGGCGTGCTCAGTCAAATCATCTTTTAAATATTTATCGGCTTGTTGTTTAGTGATTGTTTGACCCGGTTTTACGTTCTTTGTATGTCCATAACCAATGGTTAAAGTATTAGCAGAGCATTTATAAGCCTTAAGCCTTAATCCTTCCCACTCTTTAACAAAATTTTCCGCAACTAACGGGTTCCATTGCGAAAAAGGTAATTTTTCTTCTTGGTTACTTGTTGAATGATTCATTATGTTGTCCCTTTAGATAAGAAATATCTTTTTTTATTGTTTCGATAACGGATTGAATATTCTCTAGTTTCTTTAGATTTTCACTGTTTTCTGCTGCTTTTTTATTCAGCTCATTAATCTGTAATCGCTGGATAGCCGTTTCATTTTCAAGATATTCAATTCGTTCTTTTTGCGTCACGATTGTGTACTCTGATAGTTGCGAGTTTGTCATCACTCCCGCAACATAAAACGCCACGAACAACAAGGCTTTTAGAACACCATTGAAACATTGCCTTAGGTTAATTCTTTCTATCATCTTTCCCTCCCACTTCTAAAGATTCGAGCTTTTTATCTGTATTTTCATAAAAAGCGATTTTTAACTTACCGACCATGAAGCGGTATAGAAGGTTCATAATTCTGTTTCCAAAATATGCACCTAAGCCGGAAAAGGCAGCAATCCATTCTTCATGTATTTCAGTTACTCTTAGGAGTAGATACACGATAAAGCCGGCAACCATCGAGGTAACGACCTCAGCAAGATAGTGAAATAAATTGAACATTTTTTCACCTTTCGAATACTGTTGTGCCGGGCCAGCCAGAGCACATACAAGAATTAAAATTGCGGTAATTTGACCTATAGCTGTAAGAAAATCAGACCATACCGCCGGATTTTTTGTTGGCATAATCTCCCTCTAATTAAAAAATTTGGTGATTGAGGTTTGTTGGTTTTTGTTGTTTTGAAATAAATTTTTTTCTACTTACCTCCTTTTAAAGGGCAGATAAACGTCCGCCCTTTAAACCTAAAATATTAAAAAAACTAAAGCTAACTTATTGAAATAAAATAGGTTTGAAAGGGCGGATAAAAAAACGAGGTAGGGGCGCAATGGTTGATTAATTACTTACCGTTGTTTATCGGGAAGAAATTAAATTGAACTACTCCATTCGCATGAGCTAAAACCGCAACTTCTACAGTGTCACCTTTAGCGCACGGGGCATAGACCGCTTGGTAAGTGCCGTCACGTTCTCCTTTGGATATCTGTGTAAAACTCTTCTCGTTAACCATAAGGTTAACAATAGATACATCAAACTTAATAAGAACTACGACATATCCAGAACGAGGAGCAATAAAAGAAACTCGTCTTTCGTGCGGAGTGCTTTCTATCCCTGTCACCTCACCAGTTTCTGTTATCAAGCCTGTTGTGTTGATAACGCCTAATTTTGAAATGAGAGTTTGGAGGTACGCCTTTAAACTCATAACGCACCTCCTAACTTAACTTTATTCGTTCTCTCTAAGCGGTACGAATCTACAAAGTTCTTTAGTATCTTTCGCTTGTAAAAATACTGTTTCTCCCTTGTACACTCGGATAACCAAAGAGTTGTATCCGCTAACATACATAGAGAAAAATCCTTGGGTTTGTAAACAAAACTGCTCAGACTCTCCGGTACTTGCATAGACAACAAAGCCATTAGCAGGCGGTACATACCTTTTGAAATAATTGTTAGGTTCGTAATCCGGTAATGATTGAACGTCAATCTTGACATCCCCATGCCAATGCGGCGTATTAATTGCCTGAATCCACGATTTTTTATTCCTAAGGAATGTTTCCGCAAAGAGTGCAATAAGTGATTTAAGCATATTGCACCCCCTTGAAGATAGCTAAGTACCCCCCCCCGATTAACTTAATAAATTGAGCTGTTGGGTTATTCCCGCAATAACGTAAATAAGTAACACTTCCTTTTGTTACGGGTGTACAGATATTTATATCAATAGCTGATTGAGGCCTTGTTATTCCTTCGGCGTATTGATTTGATATGACATAAGAAGCGGTTTTTGGATAGCCTTTATCTCTTAGGACTATATATCCGTCACTTGGTGCAGTGTAAGAATATTCCTTTTCAGTAGTCCCATTACTTGCAGGAAGAGTAATAGAAACAGATGAAGCAGAAGGCATAGCCTGATGACCAACATCTGCCGATTCCTGCTTACTGTAAAACTTAGAAAGCAGGAGGCTTAATGTTTGTTTTAGCATGGCAAGCCTCCCTTTGCTAAGTTAAATAATTCCAGCCTTGGGAATGAACCTAAAAAATCCGGCTGCTCTTTCTGGCGTAACAGTTCTAATCCGCAACCGTACACTATCCCCTTTACAACAAGGGACGAAAACTCGCAAGTCTTCGTTGGTATCTTCTCCCCAAGTTTTTCCACAACCAATTTCAGATTTTGAAAGGTTTGACAAAGATAATGCCGATACAAACCAATATCCGCTAATAAACCAGCCGTCATTTGGTGCCGTATATGTTTTGTCAAATGTACTTTCTCCGTTTGACTGTGCGGTGAAGCCGGAGATTGTGTAGTTAGTTGCCTGATTCGATAAGTTGGACTGTTCGCTAATCCAAGCCTTTTTACTCTTGATAAAAGTTTCAAGCAGGAGCTGTAGGAGGTTCTTAAGCATAATTGAACCTCCTTAATAAGGCAGTTATACCCCCCCCCAATAGCTCTCGAAAAACTCAATATGACTCCAGTGCTTATAGGATCTAACTGATATCGAACTTCTGATCCTTTGGTCATCGGCAAAGTGAATCCCATATAGCCGGCATTAGTCAAAGCAGTAACACCTTGCCACTGACTTGAAGAGTTTTCTATAAGGAGGTGATTTGTAATTGCTTTTGCAGAAAAATACCCATCGAATGGCGCAATTAAAGAATGCCACCCCTTGTCTGCAACCACTTCTGAAATAATCGTTGAGAGCTCAGGCTTAGGCATAGCGCTATGCGCCGCCTGTTCGGGCGTTGTGCGACTGTCTAGTAGTCGCTGGATTAATTGTTTTAACATTTTGTCTCCCTGCCCGAACTCCAGAGAGTACGAGCGGTTAATTAAATTTAATGAAGTACCGTTGTCTATTGGTTTCCCCATTTGTATATAAAGTTGCCGTTTCCCCTTTCCTTATTGGAGCCCAAACACTAGTATCAGCTTCTATTGTTCGAGTTACTATTGGCATTCCGTTTATAGTTATTGCCGCCGTAATAGTTGTTGCTCCTTGTGCTAAACCAAGAGCACGGCAATAAACAACCCCGTCTGCTGGTGCTGTGTACTGAACATTATCTTTTTCGTTACTTAGAAGAACTGTGTTTGGCCAAAGAGGAACAGATAACTCGGACAAACGGTATCCGTATACGGTTTTACTATCTACCCCCCCCCTCCCATATTTCGCTTAGGAACAAATAGGCTACATAGCAAACTTGCTAATTGTTTGAGCATTTAAAACCCTCCTTGTTTCATTCGATCTCTACTTTCTACTTTTTGCTGTAATTCATAGGCCAATGCACTTGGGAATTCCGGCCAGTCAACGAATGGAAAACCTGCCGTCTCTGGCATATTTCTTAATGCTTGTCGATAGGCTTCTAAGTACGCTCTGTCTTCATCACTTAAAGCGGTTCTCTTAGCTTTAGCCATTTTCTGCACTGTGATGTCCGGTAACTTGATGTAATCGTCAGTGTCGCAGATACGGGCGTTACGTTCTACCTTGATTACATCAGAATACTTGCTTTTAATGAAGTCGTCATCGTTTTCCGGTAACTCATTTTCTGTGTAGTAGTTGCCGTCAGCACTTCTAAATAAACCGCTCGGGGATAATTCCATTTTCCAAAATGTGATTACTTTCCCTTCCGAAGTTTTAAAGTTTTCGGATACTTTGTAATGTTGTCGTGCGTAGTCTTCATCTTGTTCGTCTGTAAAAGCGTGTTGTCCTTGAGAGTTAGACTCAACAACAATCTTGCCATTTGCATTTTTCAGGCTATAACGAGAAAGAGGCCGTTTTAAGGCCTCTTGTAAATACTCTTGCTTAACTTCATCAAGTGTTTTCATTAATTATCTCCGTAATGCTCCGAACAAAAACCAAAAGCGACAAATTGGAAAACTTTATCTCTTGCTTTCGAATAAGAGATTTTTTTGGCGGTTTCCTCTGAAAAATTGCGGATATCAACGCACGAGGATATCTCAGTAACAGTAAAGCGATTTTTCAATACAAGAGTGCATACCATTGTTCCGGTTCCTTTAACGTGGTGATAGTCTGCCCGCTCAATTAATGCGTCTACTGTTTCATTATTGATAAAGGGAAACTTGCAAGATTTTCTTGCTTCTTCTTTAATTTCACTTGTGTTCATTTTTAATATTTCTCCGTTTAGGTTCCTGTTTCTGTTTCTGATTCGGTATCCGTTCCGTTGATTATTTTGTCAATTTCTTCTTGAGTCCCGCCGTTCTCAAGTATTAACTCTTCAAGAATCGGGCATAGGTAATTGTCGATTCCCGTGTTAAAACCAATGTTATTTCTTGCTGTGGTTTGTTCTGTTTCGGTTAATGATTGAGTAGATGAGTATGAAACATTAGGCGTTAAATCGACCCATGTAGACGAGGTAACCGCCGTTCCTGCCGTGGTATCAATTGATACTAAAGTAAACATTCGTCCGTCAGTACCAACAACCGTATCACCAACCTTAATATTTCCCTGCGGTTTTAAATCCGCAATATTGATTGTTTGAGAAATACTCAAATCACTATCTATAGTTCTTACTGCGTATGCATTGGCTTGGGCTGTTTCGGCTGCTTCTTTTGCACTTTGCGCCTGTTGTTGCGCTGTTTCTGCTAAGTTTTGAGCTGTTTCAGCTGAATTTTGTGCACTTTCTGCGGAATTTTGAGCCTGTAACGCACTATTTAATGCTGATTGTGCGGTTTGTGCGCTGGTTAGTGCGCTAGTCTTAGCTTCATTAGAAGAAGTTACCGCAGTATTAGCCGTTTGAATCGCTTGGCTTGAGGCCGTGAGTGCAGAAGTTGAGTTAGAAATAGACAACTGTATATCTGCGTCCCAATCGTCAACTACTTGCTTTAAAGTTTCAACCTTCTCATTAGCACTATTTGCAACGGCCAAAGCATTAGAACTTGTCGAATTTGCGGTTTGAGCCGTTGTCCTAGCTTCCTTAGCGATATTTAACGCCTCTTCGGAGTTATCCGAGGCATTATCTGCATATTCTCCAATCTCATTAATAGCGTCTTCGGTTTGTTTTAGAACCTCCGGCCCGCTAATTACGCCCGTTCCCGTGGGCGTGTAATGAAATTCAAATTTCTTTAGAGTCATTTTGAATTACCTCTTTAAAATTTATTTTTTGTTTTTCATTCATGCCCGTTATTCAGGAAGTTTCATAAAGTAAGCCTCGGTGTAAAACGGAGGCTCATTAGATACGCCTGAAATACTTGTATTTGCAGTTAATGTATGCGTATGTGTTTGTCCACCCCCAACAGAATTAAGCGTAAATGTGTGTGAGTGATTGCCATTTGAGGAGGTTTCTCCAGTCCATGAATTAGCAGCGTTCATTTGGAAATAACCCCATGGAGCATTATCACCACCGGAAGCCGAAGTGTTATGTGTACTCTGTTTTCCGCTAGAAAAACATCCAGTCGCTATATTTCCTGCTCGGTCATCGCAACCAATTTGTCCCGTGATATTCATGCTTCCTCTTGTATGAGCATGATTACCCGTTGTATTTGTGCTGCCTGAATGTGTGTGAGAAGGCAATTGTTCAATAGTTAAAGTAGTTCCACCGATTACTCCATTTACTGCAATATTAGGAATATCTAACGTAGCCGATCCGCCTGTTTTACCTGCATTCTCAACAGTAGAACCTTTAACGAATTTATCAATAAGGTTTGGCGTTACGCCACCTTTTCCGTCCGAACCTCCGTCACAAAGAACCCAGCCCGTATCCGGTTGAGTAGTGCCCCAGAAAATCGGATTTCTGTTGTCAGTTCCGCCCATTTGCACATTATGAAAAGCCATAATTGCGCCGGCCGGAACGGTTACATCTATATTTTTCCAATAGGTGCGGTTTGAGCCGGGAGCAACAACAGTTGAAGCCGGGCCATTAACTTTTACGCACCTGTACTTAGTTCCGTTTTGTAATACTTCATTCCCAACTTCATAATTTAATAAAGCGGAATAATTCATAATCCCGCCTTGTTGATACCAAACAGTGAATTGAGAAAGTAAAAGTAAAATCCCGTTGAAATCGTTTTTGTGCGGTGGGATTCCGCCTTGTTCAATAGGGATTGCATTCTCATGACCCCAACCGTTTTGTTGCGATAAACGCCCCGTTCCTGCTTCGGTCGGGGTTAATGGCGGAATTGTGTAATCCCCGTCTTTCGCAATGGTTGATTGAATTTGAAACTGTGGATAATTGCTCATGATTGATATATCTCAATTAAATTTCAATTGTTTTCGAGGGGTTAAATACACCCTGATTAAACGGCAAAAGTTTTTGACCAAAGAACCCAAAAACAAGGTTAGAAGGCGTTACGGTTTCAACATTTGCTAATACGCCCGCTGGCCTATTTAGTAACCCGTAATTTTTTAAAATCGCTATCTGTACGCTGGTAGGTTCACCAACAATGCGGATATTGATACTCATATCTTGATAATCGTTAACGAATGCAGGTAAGCCGATTAACTTTGTAAGTAGTTTGTTAATCGTTGCGCTAGTTGAATTAGATACGTTTACAACCGCTCGATAGAAGATTAAAAACCTGAAAAGTTCATCATCTAAGCGAGTGTCAACGTTATCAATAACTAAGTTTCTATTTACGCCTACCCGCCGTCCCCACCAGTCCAAAAAAACACCCTGCGAAGTTGCAGGGTTTAGGATTTTTTGAAAGAAGTAATCTAGTTGCGGGCTAGCGTCTAATTCTTCATTAAACAACATCGCTAATTGCTGATACTTTTGCGAATGTGAATATTGAGATTGCAAAGCGATAGAAATTAGACATCGAACGTTAGATAGTTTCCGAAAATCGGAAACACTTAAGATATTGCGCCATGTGGTCGAATCAGACATTTTTTGCACCTCCAAAAAACTTATATAACTAAGAAGTAAATGCAATAGTGATATCTGACTCACTGATTGTTGGTTCAATATCTGCGGGTATCTGTACACTACTAGCAAGTGTTCCGGTACCTAATGCAACCTCAATTGAAGCAATAGGGGCGGTTGTTGAATTTTGAATTACAGAGTAAAAACGAGAAGCGTAAACGGTTGACGCTAGCGAAACTCTATCATTAGCACCACCGCCCGTTACGTCAGTAATTAAAGATTGAATTACTAAGTTCTTTTCGGTTGGATTCATAGACGAACCAAAAAAAGTTACTTTAATCTTTAATGCTTGAGATTCAGGGCGCACAATGTTATAAGTGTACGTAGCGTTATAAAAATTCTCATCTGTATAGCTAACTTGATAGTCTCCGGTCGTTCCACATCCTGCGTCTTTCCGCTGGTAAATCGTTTTGGCTATTTCTTCATCTTCACCGCCAACGATAGAGATAAGGATTGAATGCGGATTAATCGTTACTCCAAATTTTTCAATGCTAGTATTGTTTGGATTTTCAAGAACTCGGACATCTAAAACACCGTCCAAGGCAGCAAGATTCGCTTGAATTGCCTCAACGTAACCGGTTGCATTAATCGCATAACTTTCAATCATGCGGTTTCTTAATTCGGAATCGGTCTCTTCATCACGCCCAATAATTCCCGCCGTTGGATTTGTAATTGAATCCCAACCTGCGATAGTAGTGACTATTTTATTTACCGCATTACTTGCAACTTCTAACGGGCCATGTTCAATAGCTGTAAACGTTGTAAGTACTGTTCCGTTATCTGCGATTTTTGCACCGGAGGCGTTGGAGTGTCGGTATTGATTACCTTGTGAGTCTTGGGCAATAGCTCCATAAGGGATTACTGTACCTTTTAAACCTGTCAATTTACAGTTAACTACTGTCGGTTCGGATATCTTTCTATCTAAGCCGTAAAGCGAAGCCAAAGCGTCTAGGAATTTTCCTGTTGCAGTTACAGGATTAACCATGTTTGATAAAAAAATAATTTCTGCATTCTTAGCCTCAATTTCGGAAACAATTAAATCTAAAACCTGTCCCATTGGCGAAGAAGGCTCAATATTTAAGAGTGGTTCATCGGGTGAGGTTTGAAATGCTTGCTGTATCTTTTCTCCTATGTCTTGTCTAATTTCTTGTGTGCTAGGCAAAGTTACGCCTGTTTGCGGATTAAAAATTACTTGTGCCATTGCGTTTAAACCTAATTAAAGAAAATAAATTAAAACTTTAAAAATTAAAAGTAAGTGTTTCTTGTAATTCTGTAGTGATTGTTATCTCACCGTGTAGTATTCGATTCTCTTCGTCAAATTCGGTTACTGTTACGCTGTCTACAGATTGCACCCCTTGAGTCCGATTCCCGGCTTCTCTGATAACTTGCGATAACACGGTTGTATCTAAGCTCTTAGCTAATTGAGCCTCTTTCCAATTAATGCCGTTTTCCTGTTGGAAGTAAGCGTCATTCGTCCATAGTCTTATCTCATTAGCTAAGTTTTGAGCTATAGCAAGATTACCGCTGGTTAATAAAATATTCCCCTCTGGCGTAAGCTGTAAATCCCAACTGTTTGGGTCAAGTAACGCCGTTTTATTTTCGTGCGCCATAATCTAAAAGTCCTGATTAATTTATTCCGGTTGTCCGGTGCTTGAATCACCGCTTTGTACGCCCGTATGAGTGTGAGTAGTAAGGCTAATTCCTTGAGCTGATACATCCCCGCTAAACGTTGCATTTTCACCGCCAGCACCACCGCCAGAAATAGCTCCATTCAAATTAATTTGCGGGGCTGTAACAGTAAACGAAGAAGAGGCCGTTACTTCCATAGTCTGCGCCTCAACTTTTGCGCTCTTGGTCTTTATCGTGACTTCTTGAGGGGCTTCAATAGCAATAGTTCCTTCATCTTCTAAATGAATAAATACCTCGGGCGCACTGCCCCAAAAACCACCAATATAGAAAGAGTCGGACGGGTCAAATTGTCTAAAAGTTGCCGGAACCTTAGGCGTATTGTCTCCGTTAATGTTGGAAATATCATTTTTGGCAACAACCGCAAGGCCTATATCTCCGACCTTAGGGTCACAAATTACGGCTGCCTTACCATGTTGTAATCGGAAATATGGCAACTTAGGAATGTTGGTAACTTGTAAGCCTTGACCTTTATTATTTCTTGGCTGTAAAAGCGGTTTTACTGATACGTAACCCGCTCCTTTATCTTTCCCGTTTCTCTCTACTGCTGTAACGACAACAGGTAATGAGGTGCTAACGATTTTAGAGATAAGCGAGGAAACAAAGAAATTAAGGGCGTTAGTTTCATTTGAGCTTGCAAAATCGTTATATCCTGCACTAAGTTCTTTCTCGTCTGCCATACTTACCACCTTGGGAAAATCGCATTAATTTGTGTTTTCCAAGCGTTCCCGCCCGGATCATTTGCGCTCAGTTGATGATTAAGTCCTACTATTTTCCAAGTGCCGGAGGCGTGAGGTACGATAGATTCTAGTTTGAAGTTCGCACCGATTCTTAGCTCAGGTCGGAAAAAACAAGATACGTTAATGCCATTATTGGAAAAAGTCGGATAGCCGATCATTCCGTTTTGCGCATTAATAAGTGGAATACCGCCTTGGTCTTTACGGCTTGCATTCTTGGGCATTAATACAACTTTTTCATCATCAAATAAAAGATCGGCACCAACGGCCTCGGCTATACGGCGCATTTTTGTGACCGGGTCACCGTTAATAATGCAGTCTTTGATTGAGGCGGTTACTTCGTTATTCTCAAATACGTATCCAACTTCTTTACTTAATTGGTCAATCAATCCGGCCACTGTTTGATTACCATTAACGGAAATTGGAGCTTGAGGAATTAAAGCCGGAAACAGTCCGCAGTTGGCTTCAATCTTAAAGTCAGGTGAAGGCGAGGCGTTAAAGTCCGCCCAAGCGTTGACAATCTCACCCTTGAAAACAACCGATAAGGTTTTACCTTTTTGACCCGCAGAAATATTTATCTTATTTCTTTTCAATGAAAACGATTTAAATCCTAAGTGGGTTAATCGTTCCATTGTGTTTAAAGATAATCCTTTAATACTTACCGTGGCTTTAGGGAATGCCGGACATCCTGACTTAGTAATGCTTACTTTCATCGCAAGGTCTCGGATTGTTAAGGCTTCCTGCCCGTCTAAAGTAACCGTAACGGCGATATCTTTTTGAGTGTAGGTAGTTTCATTATTGTTCATTAGAAGCCTCGCTATCGGTGCTCTCATAAAGCAATAACCACCTTGTATTTAACTCTTCGTACTGTGGATCGGACTGCCCTAAAGTATCTATAAAGTACAATCTTCCATTAAAGTTAGGGGAGGGGTAACAATTAATATCTGTCCCAACGCAAACCTTACGCCCCTTGAATATCTCAATCTCGTTGCAGGTCAAATCACAATAGAGTGATTCCGCAACCTGTCTAAGCTGAATCACGCAGTTTTGAGAGTCAAGAACAACTGAAAACTCTTGCCACGGAAGAGGGGATATTTCAATCTGTTCAATCATGTTTTATCCCTTATTTAAACTTATCTAAACTTATTTAAACTTATTCGAAACACTCTTAAAGAATGAAGTTCTGGTTTGCGCCTGTCCGGTATTTACTTTATTTGCAGAGGTTGCACGCTTAGGCGAGTACTTTGTTTTTTGAGTACTTAAATCAACGCTAATAATTTCTACAAAAGAACAATGTACTGATAAGAAACAAGCTCCGGTCGATTGAGTTCTCGTAAAATCGTAATGATCTAGTGCCATATTGCGCCAGATTTTGGCCGGGGAAAAAATCGTACAAGTTTCTGTACTCTGGATTTTCTTATCTAGCATGGCTAAGGCCAAAACCTGCACGGGATAACTACCATTGAATAAGAACTCAACATTAACCCGCTCAGGTTCTCGGACAATGTTATAGGCCGCAAGTTGTCCGTTTTCAATCGGCTCGGTAGGTATCTTAGAACTTCTATCAGAGTCAATAGAACCGATAGAAGTATACGGAACAAAAGGTAAGAGGTTATCGCTAACTACTGTCCAAGCGAAACCCATAACTGAATTTATTGAAGCCATTTTTTAATAACTCTCCATTAAACCAGATGAGCTATTAGCTAACAAATCGTTTTTATTTAAACCTTCGGATACGCCCTGCATAGTGGCTTGTTTAATCGCTTGAGGGTCTGCGTCACCGTTCACGTTAATAACTACATCAGTTTTAACTTGATTGTTTACTGTGTTTTGTTTTACCGCTTTTCCGGCGTAAGGTGCACCGTTACCCGCTATATTTCCGGCAGGTGGAACTATCTTCTTTTCCTTATCGTCTCCAAAACCCAAGAAATTTTTAACGCTGTCCATGGGATTAGTTAAAGCGTCCGGCAATTTCCAATCAGAGAAGAAATTAAGTTTTTCTGTTATCCAATCGAAAATCGAAGCAACACTTTCTTTAATACTTTCCCATGTTTCAATGAATGTCTTTTTGATTTCAGGAAGTTTATTAATTAAATCGGCAATTCCTTTGGCAACTGATCCAATAGAACCAACAATCGTAAGAATTGCAGATTTAACAACCGACCCGAAAACATCCATGAACAGGTCTTTTACAGGTTTTAATGCGTCACCAAGCTCGCAAATTGCCTTCCAAGCGTCTTTAAATGATTGTCTTACGCCCTCGATATCTTCACTTGAGTATCCGAGAGTTTCTAGGAACTCACCAAATACGCTATCTCCGCCCTCAACGAACGTAATTAAATCATCTATAGCACCAGCCAATAAGACAATTAAACTGATTGCAACCCCTAGCGGGCTAAAGAGCGCTCCCAAAACCTTAGGGGCATTAGTCAGAATTGCACGAGGGCCGAAGGCAGCAGCTGCTGCCACTGTAATCGCACCCAAGGCAATCTTGATAAATTCTGAATGTTCTCCAATGAAATTGGCTAATTCTGCAAATGCTTTAACCGCTTTTTCAACATACGGGATAAAGAACTTGGCAAACTGGTTGCCAATGTTTTGAACTGCCATTCCGGTGGTTTGCCACGCTATCTTAAAACGCCGTGCATTTTCTGCGTCTTTAGGCGTTAATGCCATTTTCCGATAGGTTTCAACAAGCGTATTCATTTGCTTGTTGTTTTGCAAGAAAACGGCTGCGCTTTCACGAGTCAAACCCATGTATTTAAGGGCATAGTCAGCTTGAGCACCGCTCATGCCGTTAAGTTGTTTTCCCATTCGGAGGAAAACTTCACCGCTTGCGCCTGTACGTTCGGTAAACGATTTCATAGCGTTAGTAAATGCCTCAGCACTACCACCGGCCGCAACATTAGCCTTGCGCCATGCGTCTATTTCCGATACGTTCATCCGTACGGACTTAGATAAATCATCTAACTTAGCTCCTTCATCAAGAAAGTTAGTAAACATGAGCTTTGCGCCGAACATTGCAACCAAAGGCCCGGCGTAAGACTTGATAGCGGAAAATACTCTTTTAGCCGTACTGTCTAATTGTTCAAACGCTTTTTGGCCTTGTTTACCTGCTTTATCTAAATCTTTTCCGGTTTGTTCTGCTTTATCGGAGGCCTGAACTAGGCCTGTTCCTACTTTGGCTATAGCGTCTCCGGTCTCATTTACTTTTTGAGCTGTAATGTCTGTCGCATTACCTAACAGATGATTGATATCTTCATCCGCACCAGCAGATTTTTTAATTAAATAATCTAACTTTTTGGCTAATAAATCAAAGAACTCAATAATCCCGTCCGCTTTCAAGCCAATGTCGATTAATAGTTGATCTGTTGTAGTTGCCATGATTTTCAGCCAAAAAAGTTAGAAGTAGTAATTTAGTTTTGGCTCTTTTGTGCGAGCCATTTGTTGTAGTTTTCTACTAAAAGAACTTCATCCAACTGATACGCTTCTTCTAGCGTCATAGTTGTTTGAAGTTCTTGTAGTGTCGCTAAGTTGTTAGCAATTAAGCGAGAAAAAAGCGGGGAAAAGTTAGAAGGTGTCGCAATTCCCCGCACTTTTGCACAATCAGCTAGAAACTCACCCCGCCTTGGGAGGTATGTTTCAGAAAGTTGGGAAAAAAACCAAAATTTGCCTCAACGGATTCTTTTCTTAATCTAAGAAGCGTTAGCGGGGAGGAAATATAGCCGTCTGCGTCATCATAGGAAAATTGTGTTTCCTTACCTTCACAAACTCGATACACGCATTTAAGCACTTCATCAAGAATTGCTTTAGCTTCTGGATATGGAGCACTTAATACCGCTTTAATAGCTTCATTGTAATTAATAGAATCAAAATTCATATTTTTCCCGGCCAACATTGCAACACGGATAATTAAATCTTCCGCTTTAGTTGCAGGAAAAGGATAAATCTTGAATGTGAGCTTATTTCCGCCGTCATCCAGCTTGATAATTTTCGGTTCTTTCATTATTAAATTTTCTCCATTCTTTCAAAGTGGAATACCCAAGTTGTCGGTGCCAAAACTTTATTAACTGCTGGCAATGGGTTTGCGGTTTGAAGTACTCCTTTGGAAAACTGATAAGACTTGCCAATACTCGGTAAGCGAACAGTTAAGTTACAAACATAGATTTTCTTGTTTGAACTCATTGCTTCATAAATATTTGCAAATGCGAAAGCCGTAGGAGAATTGGCTTCTAACGTGATTGTTACCGGATAAATATTGGGGGTAACACCAGCAGCCATATGACCGTCCACGCCCATGCGGGTTTCGGCAATTTGCATTGAATCGGCAACAATTGCAGCGTCTGTTGAGAAATTTTGTAATTGAATGCCATTCGGATATAAATCTTCTACTGTCATAACCGCTGTGGCATTAGCAGCGGTGATATCTAAATTTTGTGTTGGTAAAGCCATTTTTTAAGCTCCAAAACTAATTAAATCTAAGCATTAAAGGATTTCAGATAGAGGCATCTCTACTCTTTGGATACTTCCGGCATAAGTAAACCAGAGGCCTAAACGTGGCGTTCCTCTCTCAGTTCTTACGTTTGCAGACGGGGACTCAATCAAGTACCAATAACCCTTAGAGTACAAATCTTGTTTAATGTTCGTGTTGGCGGTTTCTGTGAGTAACTGTTGAACTTGAGAGTTAGAAAGTTCTAAGCCTGTATCGATCACGCCGTTGTGTTTAGCTTCGTTGATAGGGTCAAGTAACCACGCTTCAATAAATGCAAATCCAAGGGCGTTATAAGGTGCTCTATTAATTGAAGCAAAGCCGTCCATAATTTGGCGTTGAATGCGAGCTTTAAACCAAATCATTCCGTAGAGAACATCAATGAACTCATAGATACCGGATAGCAAACAACCTCTATTAATAAAATCAAATTCTGCGTTACGGGTTGCAAATGCTCCCACGTAATTCACTCTTAAATCATCTAAGGCTTCGGCTACTTCATCGCTTAGAACGCTTGCTTTAATGCCAGAAGCGGATTTAGCGAACCATGTTTTAATTCCTTGGTTTGCCGTCCAGTCAATGGAGGCACCCACGGCCAAAAATGTAGCGGTTTCCTGCGCACCGCCGTAAACCTCAACAAGACAATTAAAGTTATTTTCTTTCAGCTTGTAGGCTTTAGTTTGAGATTGTGTCGCTTGATTGGTCATCTTTACGTCATTATCCCAATCGAAATAGACATAATCATCATCGATATCTGCCCACTTAGCTAATTCCATAGCCTCGTCTAATTCTGTTTCGTAAAGAGTAGTGAAGCCTACCCAATTGCGAGAAACAGAAGTGATCAGGTTCATGTTTTGAGAAGGGGTTAAAGCTTTAGAACCTTGGGATAAAACCGCCCCGGTTTCTTCACTCAAACCTAACAAAGCGGACAAATCAGTGCCAGAACCTGTGGCCTCGGCGTATCCGATTGTCGCAGTGTCACCTGTTGCGGTGGTTGTAAGAATAATGGCTTTCTGGTCAGAGTTATAAACGCCTGTAACGCCTGTAATAGCTGTAGCCAATAAAGTGGCAACTTCACTTAATGATTTAGCTGTAGATAAATCCAAGTCGGATACTGTTTTGGTCTCAGCCCCAACGGTAATTTTTAAGGAACCGTCTTCAATCTTCACAAGTTCGGATAATTGAGTATTAACCGGAGCGGAACGAATCCAAGCGGCGCAATCAGCTGAAACACGGCGGGCAACAAATAATCTCTGTACTGATTTCTGTTGGTTGTTTACGCCTGAAAAGTACTGATTAGCAAAATCAGCTTCTTTTGATTCAGCTCCAAAGTAGTTGGCAACTGATTGAGCGGTAATGAACTCAACCGCTGGTTTAGAAGTTGGAATAAGTGCATTATCGGTAAGCAAGAGGCCGTTAGTTTCGAGGTCAGCCGAACCCGCCCCGATTACTCTTGGGGTAATGGAAACTAGGTAGTTACTATTGATTGACATAGTTAAATCCCATAAAAAAAGACCGCTCTAAACGGTCTTTGGTTGATTGATATGCAAATATTAAAAATTTTGTATTCTTCCTTGAGTCATGTCGGAGACTAGAGTATGATTCTTGTACGGACTTTTCAGGTGGTCTTATGGGAGTCGTCCCTTGAGCTTCCGAGAGAGCCTGAAATTAAGAACCTGACGACCTCTAGCTCTGTGAAGGACATCACCTAGATAAGTCAGGTTCTCTGCTTTAGCACCTAATACTAATAATTTCAAAACCATTTCCAAATTCACTGTCTCTTGCTGGTTTGATAGGAATAACTGAGGATTTAAGTTTCTTTGAAAAACCTAAATTCTTGGAATTGCCTGAGTTGTATATTTCCTTCCTTTCTCCTTCCCTCTTCCTTCTTATATCCACGCTAAATAAAATATTTTCGTTTTGATAATTCATTCTTTTGTAAGCAGTCAAGAAGTCATAATCAGGATGATGGTTGGGAGTATTTCTCCATTTAGTTTTAATCCCCTCCGACAGTATGGTTTCGAGCTTCGACATTGCAAATAGTTGTCTTTTCGCAATTTCTTTTCTCTTTTTCGGATTCTTATTACCTTCTCTAGAATATAAGTATTTGGCACTTTCTTTGACAAATCCCGAACCTAATTTAACTGATGTAGCCCCGTACCCTGGAAGGTTGACATGGTAAGTTCCTATCAAACTTTGTGCTGCTTCTTTAAGTACCTTTCTAGGCTCACTTCCTTGCTCTAGCTTCTCATTAAAACTTTCAAGATTAAAATTTCCTTTTTGTTGAGGTTTCTCTGTTTCTATTTTCTTTCCTACATTACCCTCAAGATTTCCTTTGTCATCAACTGGAACATGAGCACCTTTTATCGTTATCCACTCTTTAGTATCTTTGGCTATTGTGTGATTGCAACGAAATAAGAACCCCGCATGAAAGGCATATCCGAGGGAAAACTCTCTACCTATTTCCTTAGCATTTTCCATTTTTAACCTTCCTTTGGCGGATAGCTAACATCAACATTTTTTAAATCAACATTCACTGCACTAAAGAATCCCATAGTCGCTTTAACAACCGATTGCATACTTAAGTGAAGCGTTAATGTTGAACGTTTTACATAAGAATCAGAATCACCTACTAGAGTTGTATCCTTCGGGTCATCTGCGTATAGAAGACTTAAGCCCCTATCTTTAAAGAATTGAACGCCAACGGAGGAGCGGGCTACAGTATCAAGTGCCTGCGCTCTTAGCATGGCATTAATGCCGTCTTCTCCGTTTTTCGTGGAGGCGTAGCAGTCAACCTGCACTAAAACCTCTACAGTGTTAGATAAATAAATTTCATCATCTAAACCTTTGTCATCATACTGTTCAAATCCTGTGCCGTGGCGCACACTGGATATATACGAGAAGATAACGTAATCGTTACTTTCAGCAGGTAATGCGATATTGTTTTGATTACCGTAAAAGATATTTTCTTTCTTAATCTCAGGTACGGCAAAAACAGATAAGAACTCATAAACCGCTTTAACAATGTTAGGGGTTAAGTTTTCCGCTTTAATTGTTTGTGTCGGTTCCTGTGCCGTTTTCGTTTTCAGTGTTTTCTTCATCGTCATTTTCTTTAATCGTTAATTGTGGCGTATCGGTTTGAAAAGTACACCGAACACAAACCCAACCAGCGTCCGAAAAATCCTCTAATACCGCTGTGATAAGCCAATACCCGCCAAACTTATCAACAATGTAATCACCCGAACGGGCGAGAGGTCTATATAAGCTCCACGGCCTCGATTCACGGTCATTAGACGCATGAATGTATAGCTTTCTGACTGTTGAGTTTTGACCCGCCAAATTTGCATGGTCTAGAGTACTATCCCCCTCACTTTGAAAGTTTCCGGTAATTGTTTCAGCTGGTGCATATAACGCTTTAATCAAGCCGTTTACGTTCTCTTGTCCTAAGGAACGATAGTAGGTAAAAGAATCATCTTGATAGTTAGCGTTAATCGCATGACGCACGATTGAATGTAGATTCAAGCTCATTATTAAATTACCTTCATGTCTATTGACGCAAACAATTTCCCGTTTAGTATCAGTGCTTGGGTTGTAGTCGTGTTATTAGGCAATGATTCACCACCTTGAATTTTCCTTACTTTTTGATTTTCCCCAAGGGCTTCAAACATTGCCATAGTCAATGGCGAACGTTTAGGAAAAGAACCGGCCGGGCAACCGCCTTGCTTTATCGTTTCTCTAATATCTGCTTTAACTATCTCTCCTAACGTGGTAAATGCCTTAGTAACGTCTTGGGTTTGTATTAATTGAGCTTTAAACAGTTCCGCCCATTCTCTATTTTTTTGTGCGAACGTAGCACGCATAAAAGGCCGGGGTGGATTGCTTAAAGTTGAAAACTTATAGTTAGTTCCTAACTGTGCATTAAGCCAAGCATTTTGCTTAGGTGTTACTCGTTGAACCCAGCCATACTCGAGATACATCCCATAAGTGGCAACCTCTGGATCCCTTATTCCAACAAGTAACTTTTTACTCGCATTAGCTTTAATGTTTTCTAGTAACTTACCTGTTAGGTTATTAGATAGGACTCGAATAGCCATGATAAAATTTGCTTAGTGTTTTTCTTAAGGCTTCATTTAAAACCGTTCGGAACTATTCAGTTCGGGCGGTTTTCTTTTATCTAAAAATCGTTATCCCCACGGGTGAAAATTACCTCCACCGTAAAATCTTCCTCCAACTCTGTATCTTGCGGTCATAGTCCAAAACATAGCACCACACTTAGTTTGCGCCCACCAGTCACCAACAAAGGTATTAGCTTTTAGCAGGTCAAAAGAAGTACTTACTGATCCTTGAGTAGCACTAGTAACTCTTCCGGGCTGACCTTCCGGTCGTTGGTCTAAAGTTAGCAAGTGGCAGGTAGCAAGATAAAGCAGCCGTTCACGCAAAAAGATTTTATTTTCGGGGTCGTAAGGTGCAAAACTATCAGCGTCAGTATTGCCTACAAACTCAACGGCTAAATCAAAGTAATACTGCAAGTATTCATCCGAAAATTTAACTTCATCCGAATAAGCCGGATAAATTTCTCTAAATTTGTCGGGGTCAAAAATAACTACTGCCATAGTGCACCATAAAAAAGGAATTTTTTTAAACTTCTTGAGTTACCTCTGCTACTCCCACTGATTCAGGATCCACAGGATGTAAGCCGTTATCGAGTTCTTCTAACTCTCCCTGAGATTGACGAGATTTATATTCGTCCTCGCTCTTCATTTCCATTAAGCACGGCAAAGAGCCGTTAACTCCTTTAAAGACTCTCTCTTGCCCGTGCATACGCAGAATATTGAGCCAATCATCTTTATTAATTACCACGGCAACACTGTTGCCTCGGCCTAACAAAATTCCTTCTTTAGCTCCCTTTAAATGGTCATTTAAGCCGGGGAAAATTACAGTTTTTGTTCCACCGTTTGCGGTTGGTACATCATCAAATTTCAATCCGTGAGGCAAAGAGCAAGCGATTACAACGGTTTCACCAGATGTAGCCGAGTTCTTAGCTTTCTTGTTTTCCTCAAAAGAAGTTGCAATAACCTTTGCGGTTTGTACTGTCTGTTTTGTTGTTTGTTTTCTTGGCATTTTTAATGTTTCTGTATCGTAATAATTGAAAAGAGCACTAGGAATACGATTCCTGTGCTCTCTTTGTTTTGGGTAAAAAAAATCCCCTTAAAGGGGGTTAGTTAGATACCTACCATAGTCGCAATCATGGAGGGGCGTTTAATTACTGTTCCCCACGTGCCACCGAATACTTTCTGTTCGTAGTGAGAAAGTTGCGGAATGACTCGACCCATGAAGTATTTTTCAGAGTAGCAAGTATTACCGGTTTCGGTGCCCATTGCCTCGGGTACGACCATAAAGAGCATTTCACCTGCTGCGGTTGAGAGTTCAGGGAGCTGAATAACCTCTAACAGTGGAAAAGCTTTTTTTAACATAGCAATGGCAGAGAGACCGAATGAGTTCGGAGTAGAGAGGTAAGAACTCATTGTATTGCTGATAGCTAAAACGATACGGCCGTTTTGATCGGCGTGGCCGCCGTTGTTAGAGGCAATCTGTGCCCAGAGCTTGTTAATATCGTTAAAAATGATGTTGGCGCCCTTTTCCGGATCGGATGTGATTTTGTCTGCCCAAGTAGATTTACTGTTAATTGAAATCGGAGCGATGGAAGTCGGCAGGTTAGGATCGTTTAACATCCCGTAAATTTTCTTGCCGTCTACACCGTACAGCGCAAATTTATTATGCGCCATGCCGATAATATAAGCAGCTGCCCTTTGTTTAGAGGAAACTAAATTTAGTTTAGCCTTGGCTGCAATTCCGGCCTCCAAGTCACCGTATTTAATAACAGTTTGGAATAGGAAATTTTCACGTACCGGATATTCGTAATTTACATCAGTAGAGACGTTTCCGGTAAAGTCGCTATAGGGGGTAACTTTACCTGCGTATTCTTCTACTGTAAATGTCATGAATTTGTCGTAACGGTCTCCCTGCTTTTCGTCGGACATCACCTTAGAAGCGTTGAGAGCACCGAAAAGAATAGGCACAACCTGAGGATCAATATAGATTGTAAAAACGGAGGGGACGCCTACACTGACAGAAGTTTGAAGTGCTGCGTCTCGTGCGAGGCGTTTTTCAGTTTGTTCGTAGTCAACAACTATGGATCCGCTGTCTTCGGTGTAGGACATGAAGCCCTGAACATTAACACCGCCAATACCTTTAAGTTTGGCTTTTTCGAAATCATTCATTTATTTATTCTCCAAAAAAATTTTCTTAGGCAGATTTAGCCGGAATTGCATTTACACCGTGATTAGAAATCACGATCAGATCGCCCTTTGCGCCTGCTGTTTTAACAACCCAACCGGTATCATTGGCGGATCCGGCAGTTCCGAACGTAACGGCACCTGTTGCCGGATCGCATAGAACGGATTGATCTACTGTTGCTGTGGCCGGAGCCTCGATGTAGTAATCACCACGGATAGCAATTGTTAACTCGGCACCCTGTGGATAAACGTCAGTATCGATACCATCTAATCCAACAGTTGCACTAAAGGTGCGTTCTACTAAACCAATAGCAACCGCTCCGGCAGAGGCCTTAACAGAAGCAAGCGGGAAGGTTACAGCTGTAGCGTTGGTGGTGTTAGCCTTAGCAAAAGCGAAGCAACCGCATTTAACTGTACCGTCACTAACGTAGTTTTCTGGTGTGTAAACCGCCTGTCCGAACGCAACCTGCTGTCCTGGAATACCGTTAGACGGATAAAGATTTACTTTATTTTGAAGCATTGTTTAATCTCCATTAAAAAAATTGATTAGCTATGTACTTTGTCGAGAATTGAACCTAAAGCGGAAGGTTTGGACGGAGCGGAATCCTTAGCAAAAGAGGATTTAGAACTTCCTGCATTACGACCCTTCATGTAAGCGAAGTAAGCAGATCTAGCGTCACGAGCGGAAACACCTTTAACGCCCAACTTGTTCAAGGCGGCAACGTAAACCGCTCCGGCGGAGTCGTAAGCACCAAGGCGAATGTTCCCGAGAACTGGTTTAACGTCATCAATAGCTTTCATTTCTGCATACATTGCTTTCTTGAGAACTTTCATAGAATCGGAAGCGGTAACTTCTTTTTTCTCTTCCTCTTCGTCTTTAGCCTCAAGTTCTTCATCGGAATCTTCTGCTTGATCTTTATCACCGTAATTCAAACCAGCTTTAAATGCGTTCTGAACTTCCTCCGGGGCTTCGTCTAAACCGCAAGCCTTTAATGCGTCTTGGGTTAGCTTATCTTCCATGCCTTCTCTTTCATGGTCTGCGTCAACGCCTTTCGGGTCTTGTTTTTCGACTTTTTCACCGTAACGGGTGCCAGCCTCAAACCCCGCTTTAAATGCCGGGTCTTTCATCTTTTCATCAAGTTCTTTGTCATCGTCTTTGACTTCTTCGTCCATATTTACTTCCTCTTCTTCATCATTAGCGGGTTGTGCTTCGTCTTTAACTTTTTCGTCTGAGTCTCCGGTTGCTTTTGGATAGGCGAGGTCGGTTAAAGTTGTTTTGAGTTGTTCGGCTTCGTCATCGCTTAAGCCTTTAGCCTTTAAAGACTCAATGATTTTCTCGATCTTGGCGTTCTTATCTTCATCCTGCACGTCTGTAACTTCTCCGTCTGGAGTAGTTTTGTGCAGGTCGATAATTGCTTGAGCGAGGGTCACTTCTGCCTTTTCTGTGGCATCGTTTTTTGTTTCTTCGTCCATTTTCAAAAGTTCCTGTTTTGAATCACGAACCTTAACTTCCGGGCCAGCCCGCCCAGTTTCAACTAACGCCAAATGGTTCGCTCGAATTTGACGCTGTACATAATCGTATTTTTCCCCCGCTTCGGTAACGCCCGGGGTAAAGTCCGCAACTAGAAAAAGCGGTATTTGCCTTATTTGATGAAGATTCGATAAAAAAATCTATAGATAATCAAATTAAAGAAAAATCGAAGATTATCTCTTTAGCAGAATATTACACAAATGATTACAGAACTCGATTACATAAAGACCTACAACAAAATTTACAAATTGTTGGGCGTATAGATTTTGACAAATCCGAGCTTGAAGTTATCCCTGAATATGATCCCAATGACTGGAATCCTTACCCGAAGGTTCTGCCACCGGAGGGAAAAAGTTATTTAGTCCAAGTTTTCGATAGCAACATAGAAAAAAATAAATTGTAGGTCCTTGAATGGTCGGTTTCCAATCAATGGTGGTGTTGTTTGGTTGACAAAGATGACGGATTCAATTTTGTCGCATTCCGTGAACTGCCAGAACTTTACAAACCGGAGGCGCAAGAATTAATGAACAAGACAAAAAGCGATTAAAAGAACTTATGCCGGATTCTCCGTTTGATCATGAATGGAAAGAGGGAGACATCCTTCTTGTAAAGTACGATGACGAAGAAGGATATAAGTGTAGTTTCACATTAAATTATCTCAATGATAACTTTGTTTTTGCTTACAAAACTAAATATACCCAAGAGCAAATAGAAAAGTGCTTATTTGATTACTATTCTCGATACAAAAATGTTGAATGGAAGCAATTTCATGCAGAGAAAGAAATAAAACTTGAATTTACTCCAGAGTTTTTGTCGGAATTTGACTTTTTAGAACGTAAGTTCAATTTGAATAGAGCTGTTTTATTAGGGCTAATCGAAGACGCTTTAGATTCAGGATATTTACACGATTTTAGATTAGACTTGACAGACGGTGTCTATAAAGTTGCCGGTATTAAATGTTCGCAGATTTTAAGTAGAAGTAGCAGCTTAGATTTAGTCCTAGATTTCACGTCCCTTCACGAATCAGATTGTACTAACTGGAATGAATATTTTTCTTGGAGGTTGAAAAAATATGAACGTACTATCCCCAAATAGGGGATTTTTTTATGGGTGAAATAATGCAGTACAGATTTAAAAATCCAGAGCTTGAAAAAGTTGTATTTGCTTTGTTTGATAAAGATTCGGCAATGGCAACTATCGCCGAACAAATGCAAGATCGAGCAATAAATATCGTTTTAGAAAACGCTCGATATACCACCTCCGGTACAGACCTTAATAAAAACATTTTTTATATAGAAAACCTAAGCGGTGCTATCGCTTTTCCTAAAGAAGAGATTGAAGAATACGAAGATTAAAAAACAATTTAAAGGATCAAATTAATCACGGCCTCCGAAAGTTTGGGGGCTTTTTTTATGGAGTAAAAACATGAGTCAGCAAAATAATTTTGTAGTTACATTTTCTAGCTTGAGACGAGGTGCGGCAGCTATTGAAGCCTCGGAAAAATTAAAAGACGTGGTTAAAGCAGTTCAAGAAACCGGAAAGTCTGGAAAAATCGTTATCGAATTGACGATTAAACCTAATGCGATGAACAACGGCGAAGTTGAAGCCGTTAAGTTGCAAGACAAAATCACCGCTAAACCTCCGGTCATTGCTGGTGAATCCGTGTTGTTTGTTAACTCTCAATGTGAGCTTGTAGCGAACAATTTTAACCAAAGTACTTTATTCCCTGAAATTGAAAAACGCCCCCCGTTGTGTGAGGTGGTAGACGAGGACGGCGAAATAATCCACCACGAAAACTAAGAGAACTAAGAGAATTTTTTTATTAACTTTTCACTGATATAGGAGACTACTCAATGAGTGAAGAACAAAAGAAACAAGATGATGTTTTAGAACCTGAAACAGAAAACGAAAACGAAACCGAATCCGAAAATGAAGAAGAGGTTGAATACTGGAAAGATAGAGCAGATAAGTTTGAGCAGTTTTACTCAGGTTATATGCAAAATCAAGAGTATCAACAAAAGATTAAAGGTATAAAAGCTATTACTAAAGCTACTGCACCGTTTAAAGTTGACATTGAAGGTGTACCGCTTTTAGCCGTTCCGGTAAGCAATAACAATAATTGGGAAATTAGAGACTTCTCTAAATTATTAGATAGACCTAAACGAATTACCGGAATAACAGAATTTAACGAACCGGAATCATTCTGTTCTTTCGTTAAAGACTATCTAACTAAAGACTCAAGTTTGTACATGAAAGCCGATCTAGACAAACTAACATTTAAGGTTTTGGCGGTTTTCAATGACAACAAGAGAGAGACTTCAAACTGGTGTGACCAGAGAGCGTATTACGTCCCTTGCTTCTCTCCAGAATGGAAAGAGTGGAACCAAAATAACGCCACTAAATTAAACCAAGTTGAAATGGCTGAATTTATCGAGAATCACATTGAAGATATTTACAGCGATAGAGACAAAGGAGTTAGTGCTGCCGAAGTTTATGAAGCGGTATCAAATCTTCACGATTGCCGGAACGTAACATTTAGTTCTCGTGTAAATGTTTCTAATGGTATGGCTTCATTTGCATACACTGAAAAAACCGGAGGCGAGAAGAAGTTAGAAGTTCCTACCGAGTTCCTTATTGCCATTCCGATTTTTGCCAGCGGTCAATTACATTCAATCCGAGTAAAGCTCAGATACCGCATAAATCGCAACACTGGTGAATTGACTCTTTGGTTCGAATTAATGCAAATCCAAAAAGTATTTAAGCGGGCTATTGATACTGTTGCAGATAGTATTAAGAAGGAACTAAAAGGACAGTTGCCGATTTACACGGGCGCATTACCTGATTAACAACTAACATTTTACAGGGGCTGAAATACGCCCTTTTTCTTTGTTTAAAGAGCTTTATTACATGGCTAAATCTAAGAAACCAAGGAAAAAATATAAGCAGCGATACTTAGCGAATCCGCTAAGAAATTATTTCCCGCAACATGAACTTGATTCAATTCTCGAGTTTGTTGACAATCTGGAATTACAGCACGAAATCGGACTACCAAAAGGTTATTGTCAGCAAGATTTTTTTGACAAAATGGCAAGTCTAGTGAATTGGGGGCTGGTGGTTAGATATAACCGGGCTGATTTATTAGATGACGAATCAGTAAGAACGATTCACGAAGCGCAGAATGGCGCAGTTCTGGCGTTATCTCAACTAAAGAAGAGACAATTACAGTTAAAGAAAGAAAACCTTGTAACGACCGGAGAAGAGCTTAAGGCTATTAGAACTTACGCAGATTTAATCTTTCCCTTCTTACGAGAATGCGTTACAAATACTCCAGAGCGAACATTTAGAGAACTGGTTATAGCTCAACATTTGACCGATACAGCGAACACTTTTAAAAAAGATGAATTAGCTTGTAAGGCACCTATTGACACTATTAAAAACCTCTTAAAAGAAACCAATGAAGCCAAATTATTAAATGGTCAGGTTCGTAAGTTGTCCCTTACGTTAACGAGGTAACACTATGAATCTGAAAGACGGATATGAACTTCACTATGATTCACCGCTTGATCATGACGATTTCATGAATGGAGACAGGATAGTAGTTATCTTTTGTGAAACTTACGAAAGATATGGTTATCTGTTTGAATATTGTATTAATGATTTTTACATGGTTGATTATCCGGTTTGTAGATTGTCTTATATGCTGGAGAAGGGCTGGCCGATGATTGAATGGTTGAGAGTAGAAAATGGGTTCAAATAAAATATTCCGACTTACCCGGACAGACGATCCAACAATAGCCAAAGACCTAAAAAACGGCGACATGATTTTGGCTTGTATGATTTACAAACCAACACGCCGGAAACATATATTAATTTTTTCTAAAGAAGGTGGCGGGTTGCTTGGAGTGCCAATTTATTCAGAGCTGGAAATAGCTAACTGCTGCATGGATGATCTAGAAGATTGGTATGACATGAAACTCGAATCTTGGGAAAAAATCAAGGTTTTTAGTTCTCCAAAAAAGGAGAAAAAATGACAAGTTTAGTAATAGAGATTCCGATACGTAACGACTCACCACTAGCGCATAGTTGGACAACAGGCGACAAGATTCTTGTCGTCTTTTCTTTGGGTAAAGGTTACGAAATATGCACTTATACCTATTCAAAAAAGAGCTTTAAAAACGACAAAAAATCATTTACGCAACTTGAAAAACAAGGGGCGTTAATTTTAGGGTGGGTAAGAATTGATGTGTGAAAGATTAAATGAAACAACTAGCTTGTTGCTTACTCATAAAGACGAAGTTTCATATTACAAGTGGCATACAGGCGATAAGATTTTAGTTTTGTATTTTGATGATCTTGGTCAAGAACACTTAGAAGTTTTCGAATATTTCAACTATGAATTTTCAAATGGAAAAAGCAATTTCCAAGAATTGGATGATGAATGTTGTGTTATCGCTTGGGAAAAAATCGAGGCCGAAGCAGAGCCAGAGAAGATAGATTTTAGAATTTTGTTTAATTATTTAGGTTCGTCATCGTTAGCACTTAAATATATTGACTCACAAGGAAGAGACGGTTGTTATTGCGGGGACATCCCACTTCCAACAAATGAAAATTGTTTAGTAGTTTCTTCTGACGGTACAGTAATCGAATACAACCCAAAGAGCAAAGACAAAAAAATTACTCTTGTTCAAGCCGGAGAAGATCTTGTTGAATTAAAAAAATATCGAGAGGATGACCCGGTTTTAATGTGTGAATCGGCGGCTTTTAATAATGTTATAGATAAGGTTTTTGTTATTTCTGGAATCGAAGAGATGGAAGCCGTATATGAATTTATCGAACATAAAGGTTGGCAAAAAATCTTGCGTTCTTATATGCCTCCGATGAAATACGAATGGCCTATAAGAATTTTCATGAATTCCGAAGGCAAGAGGATAACCGGAAGGAATATTAAATGAATTGTTCTAACACGTCTCTTTACTTATTCGATACATTTTTTAAGTTCAGGATATTTCTTGAAATTTCTTTTTTTATAGCGATAATCATCTCTTTAACCTGCTTTTTAGCTTTGTATTTAGTTAATGAAGAAAATGCAGAAAAACCTAACAAAGTCGGTATTTATTCTTTTTTCTACTCGTTGGGCGCATTAGTTTTAATCGTCATTCTTCCTAGCAAAGCGATGATTGAGCACGTTTTAAATTGCGGGTGCTAAGGAGGTTTTGCGATGAAAATAGCTTTATTACTGTTTTGTTGTTTGTTGTTATTAGTTGTTCTAGTTCTTGTTTATATAACAATGGGGCTTTGTTCTGATACTCAACAACTTTACAAAGATCGAGGAATGATTTTGGACAAAATCAATTCTCTGGAAAGAAAGATCAACTCGTTGGAAAGAGATATGAAAGATCTTGATGAAGCCTTTGATCGTCTTTGTTCTTCATATGTCAGACTTGAGAGCAGAATATATAGAACAGGAGAAAAACCAAAAAGTCCTAAAAGTTTTAAAACTGGTCTAGTAGTTAGTTCCATACCAAGAAAACAACCAAATCAAGAAGTTATTAGAAAAAATCTAATAGCTAATCCCAGATAGATAGAGCAGTAAAAACAAGTCTTTACTTTTTCCGATAGATTGGCCTATACTAAAAAGGGATGTGGAAATCCCTTCAAATTTAGTACAGGTGCAGTAGATTAACCGCACCATGCGGTTTTTTTATTGCTATCGACTCCTTTAATGTCGAGGCTTGCGGGCACGCTTAGGCGTGGCCGTGTCCCTGTACTCACGGATTTCCACCCCGCAAGTACTCGGCACCATCACCGTGGAAAGTGACAACCGAGATTTTTAAATCTTTGTACAGGAGTTCGATATGAAAACTTCCTCTAAAACTGCTACCTTATCAGCAGATCGCACCGCTATATCTCTACTCGGAATTTCTAAGCAAGAACTTAGAAACCTAAAAGAAACAGATCATCAAACTTTTGTTGAGTTGCGTACTTTCTTACTCGAATCTCAACTTGAAGCGAAACGCATTGAGGGTCTTACAAGACTTGCGATTAAGCGTCTTAACTCGCTCTAAGAGGAAAGTTTATGAATAAAATTAATCAAACGATTGCAAGAAAGCCAATAATCGAACTTGTCAATCGTCAGGCCGTTACATCTTCCTTTGAAGTTGCTAGATATTTCGGAAAACGCCATGATCACGTCATCCGAGATATCGATAATTTAATAAGCAAAGTCCCAGATTTTGCAAAACCCAATTTTGGGGTTTGCTACAGAATCAATGAGTTACAGAACGGAAAGCCACAAAAGTATTACAACATGACAAAAGATGGATTTACTCTTTTGGCTATGGGGTTCTCTGGTGAAAAAGCTCTTAAATTTAAAATTTCTTATATCAACGCTTTCAAGGAAAAAGAGCGCCAGATAGCACAAATAAAAACTAGTGCTCTGGCAGAGTACATGCAACAAGTTAAAGAGTTGGCAGAAGAGAAAGCATTAGGAAGTTTGGCAGGAAAACATTTAAGAATATGGAGAGATAAAAAAACAATGCTGGAATCTAAGCTAGAAATAAAGCGATCGGAGATTGAACCTCTGCTTCCTTTTTTTGAAAACTAGTAAGTTCTGCTGAACCTAATTTTTTGCAGGGCGGAGTCCAAATAGATTTTTAGTCTTGGCTCCGCCTTAATTGTTTTTAGTGATTAACCAAAACAGAGGAAATGAAAATGATTAACAAAAATGAAAATAGATTGTTTTCTATTGAAGAAGCCGCTTCTTTACTTGAGATAGACAAGGAAAAACTTATTTCATATATGAAACAAATGGGATACTTAGATGAACATAACGCTCCGACCGAAAAAGCAATTGAACTAGGATTGATGATCCATTCTGATTAAACCATGACGAACCAACCAAGGCACCAATAAAACGGTGCCTTTTTAATTTTTATGCCTGGTTCTCAAGCCAACTATATAATGTATAGTTTTACAAATTAGTAAATATATGCTAATATGTAAAACATGGTGATAGTGCCATAGTTCTTTAAAAAGTAAGGAAAAATAATGAAAACATCTGAATTTATCAGATGGCTTAAATCCAGGGGAGTTTTAGTAGAAAACGGAACTCGTCATTTTTTATTGGTATATCAAGGTAAGAGACAAACTCTACCAAGACATCTATCTAAGGAAATTAACGAGAAGATTCGAAAAAACATAATCAGAGATTTAGGTCTTTAATGAAATCCCCTCCATGTGAGGGGTTAAATTTCCTTACATAATTGAAGAATAAAACAACACAAAGGATTAAATTATGTGCAACTTTAATTTTGCTTGCCACTTTGTAAAAGTTGAGGACGGAACGGAAATAATTAAATGTCGTGATATCCCCGAACTTCTATCGTGGCCAGCAGATGGAGAAACAAAAGAGGATTGGGCACGTTATGCAGTTCAAGACTGTATCTCTTTTATGATGAAGGACGGTATTAAGGTTCCTTATGCAACACCAGCAAAAAAAGGTGAGTTTGTTGTAGAACTTACACCAACAGAGGAGGCAAAAATTCTTCTCCATAATGAAATGGTGGACGCCAACATTGGGAGATCGTCTTTAGCAGAAAAAACGGGCTTCTCTTTGTCAGAAATAACACGTTTGTTAAATCTGAAACATAGAACAAAAATCGATACTCTCGAACAGGCATTAAAATCTCTTGGGAAACGTTTTAACTTAACAGTACAATCTCTTTAAATAAATCTTTTCTTTTTACTTGTTTTAAAGAACTGTTTGACCTGATGACCGACCTAGTTATCAGGTCTTTTTTTATGTTTATCGAATCGACATATCTAAAAAATGTGTCGATGTTTCTTAAAAATTCAATCATGAACCGCTCCTGGCGGTTTTTCTTTATGAGGAAAAAATGAAATTTGAATATTGGACTATTGCGGTTATTTTTACAGCATTCGGATTGATTCTTTATTCACATATCAACGAAACAATTAGAAACCGCCAACATTACGAGATTGAAATAAAACAAGTTAATGCACTATCAGAAGCAAATTCAAAAGTCTGCGAGCTAAATAAAGAGTTAGCCAAGGCTCACGAGCAATTTAGAGAAGCCTTAGCGAAACTGGAAGAGCAGAACAAGATAATCAGGCAACAAAATGAGACTTTTCGGAAACAAAACAAACAGTTAAAAGATACATATAACGAATTAGTCAACTCTTGGAACCATCTACAAAATGAAAAAGTGAACAAATGAGATTCGATGAAATAATGTTTTTAACGCTGGTTTTCGCTTTGTTGATAGCCAGCGTTTTTGTTTTTGTGAGTGCATAAAAAAAATGGCAGTACTAAGAAAACAAGGAATCACATAAATGGAAGAAATCAATACGGCAAATCAAAGATTGCGAACTGTCTCAGCTGACTTTGAACAAATTATTGGAGAGTATCGCATTAACGCTAGCTATTCGCTGTACTTCAACGAAATTACAGCTGATTACTGTGTAAGCCACAATGTAATGTATTGCAAAAAAGAAGACTTTTACATAGAGGGGACTTACGCATATCCATTCGATCTTCTCTGGCATTCAACCTATTTTATCGATGATGACTCTTTACCAGCTGACCTTAAAGAGCAGGCTCAAAAAGACATAGAGGCAGCTTACAGAGAGTTAACAATGAGTCAGGAAGAAAAAGCGGAAAGAGCAGAAAGAAACAGACAGAGAACAAGAGAAATATTGGCCAAAAGAAAAATGAACAAAAATGACACAGAAAAATCTTAAACAAGAAATTTTTCGATTAGCCAGTGCGAATGTTGCACCTCGGGAAATTGAACAAACATTAGACCTCCCTCCCTACCAAATCCATGTATGTTTTCACCATGATCTAATGCGAGGGTACTTGAAGGCTAACCAAACAGGGTTAATGAACACGCTCGGGAACAAATCGGAAAAAACTAAAGAATTAGAAAAGAAACGTAAAAAATTACTTGCTATTAAACGAGAAAAAGAGCGTGAACGATCTCGGAAATACCGAGCGAAGCACTTAGAGAAGATAAGAGAAATGCAGAGGAAATATAAACAAAGAAAAGCAGCAGAGAAAAGAGAAGAAAACCAAAAAATTAAAGTTACCGGAGCAAAAAATGAATAGAGAGTTAGAAACGAAATTAAAAACTATTGCAGACCATTACGGCCTTGGTATTCAAATGACAAAACTAGCCGAAGAATGCGGAGAATATGCGGCAAGTTCATTAAAGACAGCAGTCTATATTGATATGAAAAACAACGGTCATCCGGCTGAATATTGTTATGAAAAAATAGATAAATCGCAGGATGAAAGTTTGAAAGAAATGGCGGACGTATTAGTGCTTACAAAACAAATTGAATATTTGCTTGTAAAAGAAGCACCAGAGTTAAAAGAAACAATTGAACGTTTAATGACCGAAAAAGTTAACCGTCAGCTGAAGCGGATTGAAAAGGAGAAAAATTATGAGCACTGATATTGTCAATCATCCGGCGCATTACGAAAGTCAAGCTATCGTAATTCAGCCGATTGATCTCTACGAAAAACTGCCTTTTTGCCTGGGCAATGCTCTTAAGTACGTCTTCAGAGCCGGGCATAAGGATGGCTCAAGCGAACTTGAAGACTTAAAGAAAGCACTTTGGTATCTTGAAAGAAATCAAAGAAGTCCTGGAGCTGTTAGCATTGAAGAAGATAATGAGGACGACTTTTATAAACTAGCTTCTTGCCTTCAATTTTCTAAGTCTGAGATACTTCGTATTTCTTATCGATTCTCAAGCAATTACTTCACGTTTTGGGGTTATCTACAAGACAATGTTCGCCATCGGATCGTAAAACTGGAGAGAGAGAAATGTTAGCCAAATTTATCCCGTTTAAGGAGGCGGCCGTACTTCTCGGGGTCTCCTACAGAACCTTAGAAAACTGGGTGAACGGCGGTTACTTTGAAGTCAAGAAAGACGGCACCAAAGTTTGGCGAACATATGAAGAGAATAACTTCAATTGCCCGTTGCAAAAAAGAGGAACCAGAAAAGGTTTCCTCCAGCCCGATCTTGCTCGCTATATCGCCGGTCAAAAAGCCTCTTAGTCACTGACTCTCGAGAAACAATATTCAGCCCAAGCGGTCATCATCTCTCTTCTTCTTTTGAAGTGTTCGTTTCTCTCATACGCACCGTTATAGATATCTTTAACTTTGTGGTGCAGGCACAATTCAGCAATACGAGAGTCGAACCTTTTATCATTTCCTAACGAGTCGTCCTGACTCCACGTCCTAAAAGTAGCCCTTGCCACGCCGTGCAAAGTTGGCCTTACTTCTTTTCCTAACTTGGCAGACTGAGCTGTATCGATCCACTTATTCCCGGATCTACAGCTCACTGCTATCAATCTAGAAACTATTGAGTCGCTGAGAGGTTTACCTTTGTCGTTTGAGAAAAGATAACCTTCGGCGTTCTCCGGTTTCCACGTCTTTATCCAGTCCACAACACAATCCGCAAGCGGAACAATCAATGTCCCGTTGCCGGACATTTTTAATTGCTCCGGCGGGATTATCCATTCCTTTTCTTCTAAATTAATTTGCTCCCACCGAGCATATCTTGCTGTCTCCGATCTAGTTGCCGTCAATACCGCAAACAGAAAACATTTACCGGAAACCATATATTCAAAATCTTTCTTTATTGAAGCAAAGAATTCGGGCAACTCCGCAACAGATATCGCACCTCTGTTTTTCGTAACATGTCTTTGCTGAGGCAGCAGATATTTCAATACTCCGTTTCTGTCTGCTGGGTTGTCCTGCGTGCAATATCTCTTAGCTTTTGACCAGTCGAAAACTTGCCGGATGAACCGGAGGCACCGTTCTACAGTTGCAGGCTTGTCCCAAATTGGCTTAGCTATTTCTGCAATATCTTCAGCTGTTAATTCTTGAATCAGCTTATCTCCGATAACCGGCAAGATATGGTTTCTCATTCTTCCTTCAAATACTTTGTGAGCTTTATCCAGCTCCTGCCAGTTGCCAACTTCAATATTCCAGTCAATAAATTTCTGCTGCGCCTGACGGAAAGTCAGTGAAGAATTTTTGTCTTTTTCTTCGATAGCTTTTTTGTTTTTTTTGGTTTCAATGTACGCAATAAATTCTTTCGGGGGAAGGGCATACAGTCCTGAGGCAACGGATCTTGCTTGCGCTAAATTTACTTTTCGAAAAGAACCGAGACCTAATTCGTAATCTTTATTGTCTACCGCTCTTCTAAAAAACCACGATTTACTTCCCCCGGTTCGAATTTTCAAAAACAAACCGCTTGTTATTGGGTCCGAGTATTTACCTTGGTCGGCTAATGCTTCCAGTGACTTCTGCGTAAACTTTATTTTTTTTGCCCCCAA